CTAACCCCTTTCAGGAAAACGAAAATACGCCACGATGCGGCGCGCCCAAGGCGGCGTGAGCGGGCTTTCCAGCACCGCGTGCCCCGAATAGGCGTGAATGAAGCTCGGGGCCGCGCCGGTCTCGGCGAGAATGCCGAGATGCTTGGCCACGGCGCTCCGGCGCATCCGGAAAACAAGCAGATCACCCGGGCGCGCGGCATCGGCCCCGACCCGCCGCAGCAGCGCCGCCGCCCCGTTCAGCAGGGCTTCCTCGCCACGCGCCTCGGCCCAGTCCGGCGTATAGGGCGGCACCTCGACCGGCTCGCGCCCGATCACGTCGCGCCAGACCCCGCGCACCAGCCCGAGGCAATCCGCCCCCGCTCCCTTGCAGGAGGCCTGATGAACGTAAGGCGTGCCGATCCAGCCGCGCGCGGTGGCGACGATCCGCGCGCCCTGCCCCGAAGGCGCCCTCATTTGCCACGCCCTTGCGATCCGGTCGTCGATACGTCCCGCACCCGGATGTTGATCGCCTGGTCTTCGCCGGGAATATCGGGAAAGCCCCGATAGTTGATGAAATTGGCGAACTTGTCCTTGCACGTCGTCGGGCGCTTGTCGCAGCCTGCCTCCAGCCGCACCTCGTCACCCGGCGCGATATCCGCGCGCAGGCTTTGCCACAGCTCGATGTTGCGCAAACCGTCGGCCAGCCGGTCGACCTTGACCGTCGCCACCAGCCCCGCGGCAGACCCGCTCAGCACGACCAGCCGCCCGCGCGCAAACCAGCCCTCGGCAAACCCTGAAAGACCCGACACCCGAAACCGCTTCTGCGCCGCGTCGGCGAGCACGACGCCAACGCCCGAATAGGCCGGGTCGGAGAGATCGACCTTGCATCCCGCATCGCCCAGAACCGCCGCACAGGGCACCTGGTAAACCCGGCCCTGGGCCCGGTTCAGCCCCTCGGAGAGCCCCACGAGCTCGGCCCGGAACGCCCCGCCGCCGCGCGTGATCTCGCCAAGCTGGCCACGGAACAACACCTGCCGCTGATCCGGATCGGCCCAGTTCACCAGCCAGGCAAGCACCGCGGCCCCGTCGTAACGCCCGGCGCGAATATCGGCCTCGGTCACCGCCAGATCCGAGAGCGCGCCGAGCGCCTCGGTGTTGTCGATCGAAAGCCCGGTGGTCTGTTGCAAGGCCCGCGCACTCAGCCCGGTGTCGGCCCGGAAGGTGATCCCCTCGAAGCCGATATCGCGGTCGTGATCGGTAAACCCCAGCACCAGCCCGTCGCGCCGCGTCAGCGCCCAGCACCGGGCGAGCGTGGTCACGCCGCTGGCCAGATGCGCGCCGAAATCCGCCGCCATCGCCATCAGACCCGCACCTCCACAACCGGCACGCTCGGCACGTCGCCCGCCTTGAACGAGGCCACCGAGGATTCGATCCGGTCGGTGGCAAAGCGCACCGGCACGTCGAACTCGAACCCCGCCGTCACCTCCGCCCCCGCCGCCGGGGGGCTCATGAAGGTGACGATCCCGGTCGCGGTATCGACCTCGTAATGCACCGTCTCGATCTGGGCGTCGCCGTGCAGCCCGAGCTTCACGCTGCCCGTCACCGGCTTCTGGATCGGGCGGGTATAGCTGAACTCGCCAGAGCGATAGGTCTTGACCATTTGAAACGCCGTGGTGCTGCCGTCGCCCGTGGCGATGAGCTGGTCGCGATAGTCCACCTCCTGCGACGGCGCGCAGGATTTGAAATCGGCCCAGTCCTTCCAGCGAAAGCCGAACAATTGGCCGCGCCGCGCCTCGAAAAAGGCGATCAGGGTTTCCAGATCGTCGAGCGAGCGCATGCTCACACCGGCGTCGTAGCGGCGGCGCGAATGCGCCCAGGGCGTGTTGCGTTCCTCGTAGCCATTGGCCAGCGTCACTACCTCGGTGCGCCGCTCCGGCCCGCCCACCGAGCCGAAACTCAGGTTCGCCGGAAATCTTATCTCGTGAAAATTCATGATGTTATTCCCCTCAACTGAAGCGATTTCCACGCGCGATGGCGCGGCTCACCTGCGCTGCGATCTGCCCCTGCGAGCGCCGGAACCCCATCACATCGGGGGTCGAGATATGCATCGTGACATTGACCGGCCGGCCGCCGCCTTCAAGCTGCACGCCGAGCTTGCCGTTGGCACCGCGCGCAAGCGGCATGATCGCCTCCGGGCCGGCTTCGCCCATCAGCCCACTGCCGCCGCGCATCGGAAAGGCAACCGGGCCCGACACCACGCCCCCGCGCGCAAACGGCATCACCCGGCCCTGGCTGAAGGCACCGCCCTTGGCATAGGGCAGGAGCGCGTTCATCATCCCTCCCACAGCCTCGGCCAGAAGACCGCCGGCATGGTTGGTCACCGGCCGCACAGAGGCGTCATAGACCGTGTCGATCATCGTCTGGCGCAGCGACCGGAAGGCGTCCGACAGCGTCATCGACCCGAAAACCAAGCCGTCGAGAGCGTTCTTGAGACCTCGGCTGAACCCGCCCGAAAGCACGCCCACATCGGTTGAAAGGCGGTCAACACTCGCCCCCATCCGATCCAGTTCGCCGCGAAAACTCGCGGTCAACACGCTGGCACTCTGCAGGCTGCCCTCCAGCGCCGCCAGTTGATCATCGAACCCGTCGATCCTGTCCAGATCAGCCATATCTCGTCACTCCGTTTCCTGCCCCGACACGCGGTCGGGAAATGCCCGTGCCAATTCTTCAAGCCGAGACCGCCCGAACCGCGCCGCGGCACCATCCACCCCCAGCATCAGCATCAGTTCCGCCGGGGTCAGCGCCCAGAACTGGGCCGGGGTCAGTCCAAGGCCCCGGAACCCCAGACGCATCAACCCGGCCCAATCAAACTTCATCGCCCTCGCCCTCGCCCGGCACCGCGAAGGCGCGCGCCAGAAGCCGGCCCGCCGCGCGCGCCGCCTCAACCGGCCCGCCGGAGATCTCGGCCGAAACCAGATCGGCCGCGCGCCCGCGCCAGCCGCCGCCGCGCAGACCCGCCACGATCAGCGCCAGAACGTCACGGGTGGAAAACGCCTCGCTCTCGAAGCGTTCCACCAGCGCCACCAGCGAATCCGCGCCGAGGCTGTCTTCCAGCTCCGCCAGCGCCCCGAGCGTGAGCTTGAGCAGGTGGCGCTCGCCGTCGATGGTCAGCGCGACTTCGCCGGTCCAGGGGTTCGCCATGCTCAAAGTGCCGTGAACAGGAGCGCGCCCGCCGAGGCCATGCTGATCTCGTAGCTCGCCTCGCCGTTGTGGCTGCCCGCGTATTCCAGCGCGGTCACCATGAACGGCCCCTCGATGATGCCGAAATCGGGCACGATGACCTGGAAGCCCGGCACCTCGCCGTCGAAGAAGATCTGCCGCGCGCGCGCATCGGTGGCCGCGTCCTTGAACACGCCCGAGCCCGAGATCGCCGCCGATTTCACCCCGGCACCGCCGAGCAATTCGCGCCATCCGCCCTGGCTTTCCAGCGAGGTCACATCGACGGTTTCGGCGTTGAAGCTGATCCGCGTGGCGCGCAGCCCCGCGATGGTTTCGAAAGAGCCCGCATTGTCCATGTCGAGCTTGATGAGAAGGTCCTTGCCGTTCTGGGCAACCATGGGATATCTCCGTGATATAAAGGGGTTGTCAGTCGTCCTGCACGCGTGCGCGGAACACGAGATCAATCCGCCGCATGTCGGCGTCCTGCACCCGGCGCGCCCGCGCCCGGTGGAAGTTGAGATAGACCAGCGCGCCGCGCGCGAGCGCCAGATCGGCATCCACCAACGCATCGGAAATCGCTGTTGCCACCGCCTTGGCGGCGCTAAACCCGGCCGCGTCGGTCACCACGCTCACAGTGATCTCGTGCAACGCGCCGTGGCCGGTCTTGTCGGAGGCCTCGCGCACATCTTCGGGGCCGAGGCTCACGTAGGTGCCCGCCACCAGGCCGGGCGGCACCGCGTCGTAGATCGCGCCGCCCACCAGCGCGGCAAGGGACGCGTCGGCCTGAAGATGCTGGTAGACCGCCGCTTGCAGCGCCGCCGCCACGCCATAGGTCATTGGCTCACCTCCTCATGCGCGAAGCAGGTCAGGTACCGGGTGCCCCCGTCGGCCTCGGTCACCGCGAGAATGCGCAGGATCCGATTGCCATCGCGAAAGCGCTGTTCGGGCCGGGGTCGCGAAGGCGCACCTTCCGGGGAAGCGCGCAGGGTGATGCGCAGCGGCACATTGGCAACGGTCAGGGTTTCCAGCGCCCGCTCGCGCCCGGTGCCGGGCCGAATCTCGGCCCAGTGTTCGCCGAGGGGCACCCATGTGACGGTGTAGCCCCCGGCCCCATCGGCCAGTCGCTCGGGCGTCTCGAGAATGAGCTTGCGGTTCAACAGGGGCGGTTTCACAGCGCACCCCCGCCAAACAGCCGCATCGGGCGATAGCGCGCGATCAGCGCCTCCACGCCTGCGGGCATCGTCGCCTCGCCGGCACCGGCTCCACGGTCTTCATAGTAGCGCGCCGCAAGCAGGAACACCGCCTGCGCCAGATCGGCGGGCACATCGCCCCAGTCCGGGCCGAACCCGGCCTCGAAGCCGATCACCGCACTGCCACCGACCGGGATCACCGGCAAGGTCAGGCCGGTCGCAACAAGGCGGGGGCGCTGCATGTCGGCCTCCAGCCAGTAGCGGCCGGCATCGACCACCTCTTCGCCGCCAAGCCGGTCGGTGATGGTGAGCGCGGTGATCGCGCTCACCGGTGCCACCGGCAGGGCCTGCGCGCCAAGGTCGCGCCAGGCGGTCAGGGTCCAGGCAAAGGCGCGCGCGATCAGCGCCTTGCCGGTGCGTGCCTCGATCGCCGCGATCGCCGCGCGCAGATAGGCTTCCAGCACCGCGTCCTGCACCCCGTCATCGGCAAACCCGGTGCCCAGCCGCAAATGGTCTTTGAAATCCGCGACCGGCAGGGCCGCGCCCGGCACTGAGGTCTGCTCGACTAACATCATGGAACTTCTCCGAAATTCGGGCCCCTCGCATCGCAGGAGTGGGCGCGCGCCGCCTGCGTCGCTCGGACGGAGGGGGAGCAGCTAGACAACGCAGAACCAGAAGGCGCGCGCCCACGTTCCGCCCCCGCCAACGGCGGGCGCGGAGCCGGTCACCGGATCAGAATGCCGAGAACTTCAGCAGCTTGATCGCCGCGAAATCGCTCACGTCGCCGCCCACGCGCTTGGTCGCGTAGAACAGCACATGCGGCTTGGCCGAGAACGGATCGCGCAGGATCCGGGTATCGGGGCGTTCCGCCACGGTGTAGCCGGCGGCGAAATTGCCAAAGGCGATCGCGGTCGCATCGGCACCGATCTCGGGCATGTCCTCGGCGATCAGCACCGGGTAGCCCAGCAGCCGCGCCGGGTCTCCCGCCGCGAGGCTGTCGGACCACAGGAAGCGGCCGTCGGCATCCTTCATCTTGCGCACCGCGCCCGCCGTCTTCGAGTTCATCACGAAGCTCGCGCCGGCGCGATACTCGGCATCGAGCGCATAGGCGAGGTCGATCAGGGCATCGGCGGGATCAATCGGGTCGAAGCCGCCCGAGGTGCCGGTGGCGATGTAGCCGAGCGCGCCCCAGGTCCAGGCGTCGTTGTCGACCGTCGGGTGGGTGAGGAAGCCGGTGGGCTTGTCGACCCCGTCGCCGTTGATGAAGGCATCGGCCTCGGCGCGGGCGAACTTGTCGGCGATCCGGCCCGCGAGCCAGCCCTCGATATCGAAGGCGCTGTCGTCGAGCAGGCGCTGGCTGGCCTTCGGCAGCGCCGAAAGCTCGTGCAGCGGGATGGTGATGCGCTCGATCGAAGGCGTCGCGGTCTCGCCCTGCGCGCCGGTCTCGCTGGCCCAGCCAGACCCCACGTCGCCGTGGTCGATCAACACGTCATAGGAGGTGGCTTCCACCTGCACCACGTTGGCGACCGCACGGATCGAGGCGGTCGAGGCGAGCACGCTGGCAATGCTGGCCGCGGTCTCGGGATCGACAAGGTAGCCGCCGTCCGAGGCCACCGCGGTGTTCAGCGCCTTGCCTTCGAGCACGAGGCCGCGCAGCCCGTCATCGTCGCCGCTGCGCACGTAAGCCTCGAAGGCCTTCTTGTGCGGCGCGCCGGTGTCGACATGGGAGGCGAGCACGGGGCGCGCGCCAGCGGTGGTGTGGGATTTCCGGTCCAGCATGGTCAGTCGCTCTTCTTGTTGTTGAAGTCTTGTTGCAATGTCGTCTTGAAATGACTTGATATCACTCACGAAACCGGCAAGGGCGGTCTTCACCTCCTCGGTCGGAGACAGGCCCGCGGATGCGCCCGCACGGCCCTGAGCTTTGGTCTCTGTCTTGCTCATGGAATGTCCTGTCTTGAGGGTTCGGATCTGGCTCGGTCGCGGGCCAGCAGATGGCGGGCATCGTCGATGACGCGCGCCATTTCGCGCAAGGCGGCACCGTCGGGGCTGTCGCCCTTGGCCCCCACCCGCGCACTGGGCAGCATCGGGAAAGTCACGAGCGACACCTCCCAAAGCTCCAGCTCGGTCAAGAGCCGCTGGCCCTTGTCGTCCTTGGTGGCTTTCACCGTGCGATAGCCGATCGAAAGCCCGTCGATGGCACCTGCCGCGATCAGCGCCGCGGCCTCGCGGCCGCGCGCGACATCGGCAAGGATGCGGCCCTTCACGTGCAGCCCGCGCGCATCCTCTCGCACCTCGTCCCAGACGCCGATCGGCTGCGCCGGGTCATGCTGCCAGAGCATTTTCACCTGGCCGCCCTTTGCCGCAAGCGCGGCGAGCGAGGCGGCATAGGCTCCGCGCTGCACCACGTCGCCGCCCCGGTCGGCCTCGCCGAAATAGCTGGCATAGCCCTCGATCCGCAGCCCGCCCTCGACCGCCTCGGTGGCGCCCAGCGCCACGAACTTGTGTTCAAGCCCCAAAGGGGTGTGCGTCTCGTTCATCCTGTCGGTCCTCATTCGGCGGTGTCATCGGAAAGTTTCGGCAGGCCGAGCAGCGTGCGTTTCTCGCCCGGCGTCAGGAAATCGGCTTCCGCCACGCGCCGCCACTGCTGGTCGCGTTCAGCCGCCAGCGCCGGCACCTGGTCGAGGTCGGGTTTCAGCGTCACCGCCGCGCCGGAATGGCTTGAGAGCCAGTGCCCCAGCGCAGCCGTCACCTTGCCTACCATCGGCAGCACCGTGAGCCGGTAGAAGGCGCGGTTGGCCTCCTGGTAATTGGCATAGGTCGCCTCGCCGGGCACCCCAAGCAGCATCGGCGGCACCCCGAAGGCGGTGGCGATCTCGCGCGCCGCCGATTCCTTGGTCTTGTGAAATTCCATGTCGGAGGGGCTGAACCCCATCTGCTTCCAGTCCAGCCCGCCCTCCAGCAACATCGGCCGCCCGGCATTGCGCGCACCCATGTGATAGGCTTCCATCTCGGTCAGCAGCCGGTCGTATTGTTCCGGGCTCAGCGTGCCCTCGCCATCGGCGCCGCGGTAGACGATCGCCCCCGAAGGCCTTGCCGCATTGTCGAGCAGCGCCTTCGACCAGGCCGAGGCGGCGTTGTGCACGTCGAGCGCGCTCGCCGCGGCCTGCAAGGCCGACAGGCCATAATGGTCGTCCTGCGGGTGAAAGCTGCGCAGGTGGCAGATCGGCGACGCGCCCTCACCGACGTGAAAGCGGTGTTTCTTTGCGCCCACGGTGTAGTCATAGGCCACCGGCCAGCCATCCGCGCCGGGCACCAGGCTCATCCGGTCCGAGCGCAGCACATGCAGCTCCACCGGCTTGCCCTCGCCGTCGCTGACCGCTTCGACATAGGCATTGCCGGTGAGCAGAAGCTGGCCATAGAGCGCCTCGAACAATTCCGCCCTGCCCTGCAACGGGTTGGGGCGGGTGATGAGATCCAGAACCGGGTGGCTCTCGAACCGGCAATTCGCATCCTGAAGCACCAACGGCAGCGCGGCGGCGGCCTCGGCGATCAGCTTGACTGCGCGAAAGCCCACCGGGTTGCCGGCAAAGCCGGTGCGGGTGAGGCTCACCGAGTCGCGCGGGCTCCAGGCCACCCGGCCCGAGCCGTGGTAGGCAATCACCGGGCCGGTGGCCGAAGCCTTGACCTCGGGGGGCTGCGCCTCCGCCCGTTTCAGAAAATCGAAAACCGCCATGCCGCCTCGCTCCTCGTGTCTCGTCTCATGTCGCGGGGCCAGCCCGAAACCGGGCAAACCCTTCCCGGCCGCCCGGGGTTGCCCCCTTGCGCCTTCGCATCTGTCGTTGTCTCGAACCGCGTCGCTGGCGGGCCACGCCCCTTGCCTTGTCGCGATGGAGGCACTCTCGCAGCCGGGGTTAAAAAAGCCTTTAACCCAGCGCGCGCAGCCGCGCCCGGTGCCCGTCGTGGCGCGCGGGGGCAATCAGCAGTTCATGGATTGCCCAGACCAGCGCATCCACCCGGTCGGGGCTGCCCTTGCCCTCGTAGCCGCGCGCCGTCATCCGGCACATCTGCTCTTCGAGCTCGGCCAGCCCGCGCAGATGCGCCACACGGCCCTGCTCGTAGAGCGCCGCCACCGGCTCGGCACGCGCCACTTTCCCCCGGCTCGCCCGCACCGCGCGAAACGGTGCCAGCGGGTCGATCTGGCGGATTACCTCGGCGACGAGATCGCCGCCCTGGTTCACCTCTGCTACCAGCCGGTCGGCACCGTGGCGGGCCATCGCATCAAGCGCCGCCTCGGCCCAGCGGGTGGGCGTCGCTGCCGCCACCGAGGCATCTTCCAGCACCACCGCGCGCCAGGCCGAGGGCGGCCCGACGGTCACCGCGCCGACCACCACGATCCCGCATTCGTCGCTGCCGGCATGGCCGGTCACCGGCGGGTCGACCGCCACGACCACCCGGCTGAAGCTCTCCGGCGGTGCGTCGAGCCGCCCCGCCTCCAGCCGCGCCGAGGTCCAGAGCGCCCCCTCGCTGTCCTCGATCAGGATACCTTCCAGCTCCTGCCGCCCAAGCCGGGTTCCGCCATAGCGCGCCCGCACCTCCTCGAGAAAACTCGCGGCAAGGTTGGCCCGGTTCGCCTCGGTCGGGGCATGGGTCGTCACCGTCGTCGGATTGGCTAGCAACGCCTTCAACACGCCGACATTGCGCGGCGTGGTCGTGACCACCTGTTGCGGATGCTCGCCCAGCCGCAAAGCAAATTGCAGCATGTCCCAGGCTTCTTCCGCCCGCTTCCACTTCGCCAACTCATCCACCCATGCCGCGTCGAACTGCGGCCCGCGCAGGCTCTCGGGCTCATGCGCCGAAAACACCTGCGCCACCGCGCCGTTAGGCCAGACCAGCCGCTTGCGGGTCGCCTCCCAGGTCGGGCGGCGGTCAGGCGGCGAGCAGGCGAGAATGCCGCTGTCGCCGAATACCATCACCTCGCGCACCTGGTCGAGCGTCTCGCCCACCAGTGCCACCCGCCGGGCGCGGCCGGGATCATCCGGTTTCGCGCCCTCCACCCGCATCCGCACCCATTCGGCCCCGGCGCGGGTCTTGCCCGCGCCACGGCCACCGAGGATCACCCAGGATCGCCAGTCGCCCTCCGGCGGCAACTGGTGCGGCAGCGCCCAGAACTCGAACAGCCAGGGCAGCGCCAGAAGCGCCTCATCCCTCAATCCCTCCAGAAACTCCGCCTGCATCTGCGGACTTGCGCAGGCGAGCCAGTCGGCACCCGATTTCAGCGCGGGCGGCATCGAGGTCGAGCCCGTCTCCACGCCGGTTTGATCCGTCTTTTCCGTCGAATTTTCCAATGCGATGCCTTTCCTCGAATACCGTTTGAATCGCCTTGCGAAGGTCGATGGCCGCGGCCTTCGCCTTCACATCCGCGCCGCTGCTCCGAGCCGCCAATTCCTCAATGATCACATCCAGTTCGCGCAGGATGCGCTCGACCTGCTTGTCGGCCAGGTGCAGCAGGTTGCCCTCGCTGCCGTCAGTTGTTCCCGGGCTTTCTTCGTTCAT